TTGAAAACTGCTAACGTTTCCATTGGTGAAAGCCGTATGTTCGGTTCCAGTAGAATAAGCTATGAATCCTTAGGTTCGCATCGATTAATAGTTAAACACAGCCGAAGAATCGACGAAGAACGTCCGGGTGTAAGATCGAGACACATCGAATCCATCTATATTGAAAATCAAGACGGCGAGAGATTCAAATCTCCTAGTCGCAGTTTAACTGTTAGTCGTGCATTGGCCACACATTTGGCTGAAGGTGGTAAACCCTACGACGAAGTCTACGAAGGTGTATGCAAGTATGTAGATGAAATGAAATCATTGGGGGCATTTCTTAGAAGATCTAAAGTAGAAAACTACGAAGATCCTGAAATCAAAGGATTAGTCAAGGAAGCTACACAAGAATACGCAGAAGGTAAAAATCTTCTAAGACAAATGGCTAGACCTAAACATTATCAGGAATGCGTGTCCAGAATAATGGAAAAAGTCAAAAGCTCTCCTAACGAAAAAGATCAGGATCATCTTAAAAACAAATTCACTAAGCAGATCATTGATGACCGTGTAACAAAAGCATTACCCACTATCAGCAAACTTTATCATCAAAGATCCGATGCTAAGAAAACACTAATGGACAAGCAAAAATGGTTATTTGATCAACAACTTATTAACGAGATAGCACGAAATATTTCTATGTATGAATCTGCTATTTCTTATAAGAGTATGGAACAAATGGTCGAACACGTACTAGAAAACTTAACTGCTCATTTACAAGAAAACGGACAACAAGATCTAGTAGAGTTCGCTGATCACTGGAAAAATGAATACAAAACAGTTGGTGATAGTCTAGAAAAACAATTAATTAACAGATTCGTGGTTGAAGTCTATCGTGCTGCCAAGGCATTGCCTAAAACAGAAATGATCGCCAAACCTAAAAAAGATTTGGTTGCAGAGTTGTTGGAAGATCTCGACGACGATATTGACGTTGATGAACTGCAAGACATTTTTGACAGTGAATTAAAATTTGGTCCCAATGGATCTAACGCTATTGCTGCATTGGAAGATATTTTAATAAATGACAATCTAAATGACTTACTTTACAAAGAAAGTAAAGATACTCCAGACCAAGATGCCCGTCCGTTGATCAAATATTGGTTAATGGATAATCATCCCGAAGTTCACGATCAACTCGATTTCGAAAAATTAGAGTCTGCCAAAGAACCCGAAGCCGAAACACCAGAGGCACCTGCTGAGCCCCCTCCTCCAGCACCCGCAGCCGAGCCTGCAGCAGCACCCGAAACACCCGCAGAGCCCGGAGCTACTCCTCCTGCACCCGGAGACGAAGAAGCAGCTATGGCAGACTTGAAAAAACTAGCTGGAATTTAATTTCACCTTTTTAGTTGCATCATAAATAATACTGTCGTACAATTAATGCTGTAGATTAATTCTACGATTAAGTTAAATCATTATGGCACATTTATTAAGGAGAAATCATCATGGCTTTAACATTGGCAGAAATCAGGGCAAAACTTCAGGCACAAGACAACAAACAAACTTCAGGTCCTTCGGATAGTGCAGTCTTTGCACATTGGAATATCCAAGAAGGTGAAACAGCAAAAATCCGTTTTCTACCCGACGGCAACGATAAGAACTCATTTTTCTGGGTAGAGCGTTCAATGATTCGACTTCCTTTTGTAGGTGTAAAAGGACAGCCAGATTCGAAACGTGTAGAAGTACAAGTACCCTGCATCGAAATGTATGGCAAAGAATACAATTGCCCCATTCTTGCAGAAGTTCGTACTTGGTTCAAAGATCCTAGTCTAGAGGAAATGGGTCGTAAGTATTGGAAAAAGAAATCATATCTTTTCCAAGGATTTGTTCGTGAAAATCCACTTACCGATGATTCCAAACCCGAAAGTCCAATTCGTCGATTCACTATTAGTCCACAAATTTTTAATCTAATTCGTGCAGCACTAATGGATCCAGAAATGGAAAATCTACCCACTGACTATGAAGCCGGACTCGACTTTATCGTCAGTAAGACCAGTAAAGGTGGGTATGCTGATTACAGTACCAGCAAGTGGAGTCGTAAAGAAACTGCTCTTAGCAGTGAAGAATTGGCTGCAATTGAAAAGTATGGTCTATTCAATCTCGGCGAGTTTTTGCCAAAGAAACCCACTGATGTTGAACTCAAAGTTATTAAAGAAATGTTTGATGCTTCAGTAGATGGAAAACCATATGATCTCGAAGCATGGGGTAGTTACTACAAGCCTTATGGACTTGGTAACAACGATCAAACTCGTTCCGCCGAACGAACTCAAGAGGCAGCTAAACCTGCAGCTAAAGTTCAACCACGTGTGGTAGAGGATGACGACGACGAGCCTCCTTTTGCTCCAGCAGTTGAAGAGGCACCAGAAGTTGCTGAACCGATTCAGTCAGCTAAACCCAAAGCCGGTGGTAATCAACGTGCTGAGGATATTTTAGCAATGATTCGAAATCGAAGCAAAGTAGCTTAATCACCCAGGGGGAGCAATCCCCCTTTTTCTACTTTATAAGGATAAAATATGGCTAAACCTTTCGACGTCTCAAAATTTCGCAAAACAATAACTAAGAGTATTGAGGGCATTAGTATTGGATTTAATGACCCAAAAGACTGGATTTCAACAGGAAATTACGCCTTAAACTACCTAATTAGCGGTGATTTTAAGCGTGGTGTACCTCTTGGTAAAGTAACAGTATTTGCCGGTGAATCAGGTGCCGGTAAGAGTTTTATTTGTTCAGGTAATCTTGTTCGCCAAGCACAAGAACAAGGCATCTATGTAGTGCTGATCGACACAGAAAATGCACTGGACGAAGCTTGGCTAAAATCTGTAGGTGTGGATACTGATGAAGATCGATTGCTGAAACTTAATATGGCAATGATCGACGATCTTGCTAAAATGATTTCAAACTTTGTCAAAGAGTACAAAGCATTGCCTGCCGACGATCGTCCCAAAGTTCTGTTTGTGATTGATAGTTTGGGTATGCTACTTACTCCCACTGATGTAAATCAGTTTGAAGGCGGTGATCTCAAAGGCGATCTCGGACGTAAACCCAAGGCACTAACTGCATTGGTTCGCAATTGTGTTAACATGTTTGGCGATTTAAATATTGGCCTAGTAGCAACTAATCATACATATGCGAGCCAAGATATGTTTGATCCCGATGATAAGATCAGTGGCGGCCAAGGATTTATCTATGCCAGTTCGATTGTGGTTGCTATGCGTAAGCTAAAGCTCAAAGAAGATGAGGATGGTAATAAGATTTCAGAAGTACGTGGTATTCGTGCTTCTTGTAAGATTATGAAAACTCGTTATAGCAAACCATTTGAAAGCGTACAGGTAAAGATCCCTTACGAACAAGGAATGAATCCCTACAGTGGATTGGTTGATATGTTTGAGGGGCGTGGAATCCTAGCCAAAGATGGTAATCGTCTAGTAGCAGTTCTCAGCGACGGAACCGAAATTAAACAGTTCCGTAAAGCTTGGGAAAGCAACGAAGGTAATTGTCTGGATCACGTTATGGCTATGGTGCAGGAAATTCCCGGCGGATTGTTTAAATCGGTCAGCGAAGATCCTCAACCCGCTTTAACTGAGGAAGAAGCAACATGAGTATCGATGTAGATGTTTTAGTTGAAGCATATTCAACACTAAAACAGTATATTACACCCAAGGATCGACAAGAAGCTGCTGATGCATTAACTAGTATACTAGTTGATTTGCTCAGCGACGACGATCTCAAAGAATTTTCTTTAACTGATAATTATACCAAAAACAGTTTCAAAGAATATTCTTCGGGTTACGAAGATGATAACGTAGACGAAGACGAAGATTCAAACTACTGATGTGGTATACTCGCATAACACAAGATCTGGCAGTATTGCCAGATTTTGTTTCCTATTATCAAAAAGAATTGGCCGATGCAAGAAAAGAGTGTTCGGTTAAAGGTAACATTGAGCGAAACCTTGCTGGACTGCCTGGTATTACAGAATTCAGATTTAATCAACTGCAAGAGATTGAAGCAGTACTAAATTTTTTGAATATCCAGCTTAGGCAGATACGTAGACAGCATTTTCAAAAATATCTTGAAAATTATAATCGAGCACTTTCCAGTCGTGATGTAGATAAATATGTTGATGGTGAACCCGAAGTAGTTAATTTTGAAGTATTGATTAACGAAGTGGCTTTGCTACGTAATAATTATCTTGGTATATTAAAAGGATTGGAAAGTAAAAACTTTATGCTAGGGCACATCACTAAGCTAAGATGTGCCGGACTTGATGACCTTTCGATTTAATCGACCCGGAATCAAATTTAATGATTTGATTCTACTGTCGTTAATTGGGAGTAGCATTTCTTGAGTAAAGTTGTGAAACCATTTTCTTTTAGTTGTTGGTGTCTGACATCGTGATCCGTGATATTTAGAATAGTTAGGTTTGTCGATTTCTTTATTGCAAACCTCGCAAGTAATTTTATTTTTTCTTAGTAATTTTTGAGCTTTTTTTAAATGTAAAATTGTTTCTTCTGAATGTTTCTTTTTAAAAAAAGAATTTTTTTCTTTAGAGTGGCCAAATTTAATTCTTTTTTCAGTTTTTGATAAAGAATCCATCCACTCGTTCACACTTTTTTTGATCTTGTTACGAATATTTGTGGGTATTAGTTTGTTTTTATTCCATGGAATCGCACCCGAAGTTCCATCGCCTCCATCTGTTAAATTTCGTAATATTCCTGTGCTTATATCCTTACGACCGTACCATCTAATCATTCTTCTTTCTAAGGCAAAAGCACCTATTTCAGTGAGATTGCATTCTAAGAACACTATTCTAGACCTATCTTTAGGCACAACAACCGAATGATTTTTTTGAAATGCTCTTTTGCCTTTTCCTTTGCCGATATAGTAGGGAGTTAGGTCCTTAGAACGCAAGTAAGCATAAACATAAAAACAACATGGTAAATACATTTGCTGTAACTCCTTCGCAGTTATAGGGCAGGTGGATGTTGACGCATCGCGATCTGCATAAACTATTTATCGATGTGTAGTTTATTTTGATGCAGTAATATCATAGGAAATCGGTATGAGTGAATTTACAAGACTATTTGAAAGTGTGGGACTTGCTAATCGCAAACCCGGGCAAGTATTTCAAAATCCCGCTGGAGATGAATTGACATTTCAGAGTCTAGAATTTTATCCCGATTCCGGTGGTGCAGAAAGTGCCGAGGAACTTAATCAGTTTATAGAAGATCAAGAAGCAATTTTAGGTCGACCTATTCAATGGACCAATATAGCTACACCTCGCTCGTTGGGCGTAGGTATTGCCGAGTTCAAAGACAATACTGGTAATAGCGTATATTTTGGTCGATATTTTCAATCAATTAATCGTAATAAAATAGAAAACTATTGGCCTAATAACAGTATTCCTGGTGGTTATGTTTATCAAGGCAGTGCAGCGAAAAAAGCAGTCAGCGGCCTTATGCCACAAGATGTACTTAAAAAGTTTGATAGTCTATATCCTGAAGACATTTTAAATGATGTTATAGAAAAATTCGGCGACCAACATCCATTAACAAAACTAACTAGAGATGTAGTCAATGGAAAACAGTTTCCCATTACCTTTAGTTCAGAAGGCGTTGATTTTGCCGGATTCCGAGATTACTTTTGTGAAATTCTACAACCAATCGCTATGATACGCGGCCAGTATACTGGCAATGCTGGTGACGCTGCTAAAAAGTTTATGGGCAGTAACGGATTTGAAGACTGTGTAATTGATTTCAGTACAGGTAAATCCACTGGGCTCTACGACAGTTTACTAACCAATCCCAAAGGAAAGCAGATCAAAGTCAGTACCAAGGGCGGTGCTGGTGCCAAAGCCAGTGTAAAGAATCTTGTTGATACTGTAGAAGAACTTAAAAAGGCTGGTGATTCGAAGCTGTTAAAAAACTATACTGATACTATTAAGTTAATAGAAAAAGTACAACAAGCCGGACAGGCCGGGGCACCATTAGAGCTAGCGTTAGAATTTAATTTGCTAAACGCCAAAGAAGTAGCACAAATAAAGTCATTGAAAGACAATCCCAAGGTCATATTATCACCTAAGTTAAAAGAAATGTATGACAGTCGAAGTAGTCGTAATCCTGAAAACGATATACCATATTATCGTATGATGGCTGCAGTTGCACATCGAGTAGCCGAGTTAGTAAACAAACAAACTGATTTTAGTATAGCAGCCACAGACATTCTCAATAACGGGGCATTGGTACAGGTTTATACCAAAGCATCACAGGGAGAAAATACTATTACACTGCAGGGATTCGAGACTGTTTATCCCAGCAATCAAATCAAGGGCATTTATATGAGTGCCGAAAAAACCTATTATAATACCGGTATCAAAGGTAATTTTACTTTCTCCATTGACAAGACCGGAAAAGGTTCTGATGAGGAAACCGGCGACGAGGAAGAAGAAATCGAACCACCCAAAATAACAAAGCCTATTCGTCCTAAAGGTTCGGCAAGAACTCGTAGAGAGGAGCCCGATCTTGGCCGTGCCCGAAGATAATTTTATTCGATACTAGTTGTTGATTAAATAGCTTTATGAATAGTTTACGTGAAGCAACTGCATACGCACATCATCAAGCTGAAACCACAGAATTAATGCAATTAATGCTCTCTGGAAAAATGACTACAGAGCACTATGCTGGATTTTTAGCTAATCAATTAATTTGTTACAATGCCATTGAACGTAGATCACATTTATTTGCTGATGGAGATATGGCACGTAGTTCGGCTTTGATAGCCGATATCACTGAGTTACGTGGATCAACGCTGCCTATAGTGCCCTCTGTGTACCAATATGCTGACTATGTACAGACATTGTCGGATCAAGGTATTTGGGCACATATATATGTACGATATCTTGGTGATATGTACGGTGGACGTCTTATTAAGAGTAGAGTACCAGGTTCAGGTCGGATTTTTGAGTTTCGAGAACGAGATGAACTGATTTCGAGAATTAGGCTATCTGTGAGCATAGCCGACGCAGGTGAAGCGAACCGTTGTTTCGATTGGGTTATTAAGATCTATGACGAATTTTATAACTGCATTAAAACAACTAGCTGACCAATTCGACTATCAAATCCGATCTGTTCCTGGTGCTATACCGGTCTACACGAAAAAATACGGATGGGATAATTATCGATACACCAGTCCGATATTTCGATTAGCACATGTTGAAAAATTTGTGCAAGATCGATTTGCTGTGGTGCATGTTTGCATTTTTCCTCATCTAAACGATCCCAGTCCGATATTTGGATTTGATGTTATTGCCGGGGAACAAAAAGCCACTGGCTTGTTTTTTGATCTCAGTCCTACTGTACGACCCGGGCGTAAGTTTACCGATTTAGATGTTGACACACAGAGAGAAAAACCTGAATGGGGCGATATCTTCAGCGACCATTGGGTAGCTTGTAGACCCACGTTTAAGGAATTTGAACGTGTTGCTGACGAAGGTGTTCGTGTGCTAGAACAATACTTGATGAGTTTAAATCAAGAAACAGCAGATCCGGCTGCAGTAACACGAGCTCAAAATCGTTATTGCCAAAATCAAAAAAAGAACACTCATACCTATGCAGCCCTAAAAAATCTATTAGGGCCCGAAGGTGCTCGTGAATTCATGGATACAGTATTGTTTCCTGAAGTGCCCGATCAATACTAATCTTTTAATTAGGAAATTAAATGGCCAACGGGGTTTATAAAATAACCGAAGAGTTTGAAAAAGCTCTAGCTGATTATACAGGGGCTCCTTATGCTATTACTGTGGACAATCAAAGTAATGCATTATTTTTAGCCTTGATGTATCTAGGAGTAAAAGGTCAAACTATAACTATTCCTAGTAGGACCTATCCCAGTGTCCCTTGTGAGATTATTCATGCTGGAGCTCGAGTAAATTTTAAACCAGTAGAAGGACGAACAATTAAAGGTGCATACCGTCTAGAACCTACACCGGTTTGGGATAGTGCATTAAGATTTACTGCTGATATGTATCTGCCTGGACAGTATATGTGCCTGAGTTTTACTGGACCCTACAAGCATTTTAAACTAAGTAAAGGCGGTTGTATTTTAACTGACAACTATGATGCTATGCTATGGTTTAAACGAGCTAGATTTTCTGGGCGTAGGGAATGCAGTTATCACGAAGATTATTTTGATATGCTAGGTTGGAATTTTTATATGATGCCCGAGCTGGCCGCACGTGGGTTATTATTAATGAACCAATTTTATGATACCAAAGATAATAGTAAAAAACACAACGAAGATATTGAACACGCATATCCAGACCTAAGCAAATTTCCAATTTATCGATCATGAAAAAAGAAAAATATGTTATATTTGGCTCCGGCGGCCTTGCCAAAGAAGTCATTGGTTACTTAATTGAAATGTACGGTGATGATCATGGTATTTGTGCTGTAATCAGCACACAACCATTTAACAACCCCGAATATAGTCAACAATTTCCTGTTAGATCAGAAATTTCACCTGGTGAATTTCCTGATGCAAAGTTTTTGTTAGCAGTTGCTGATCCTAAAGTTAAGAAAATTATTGTTGAAAAAAACGAAGATCGTTGGACAAATTTTGTTCATTCTTCTGCAATAATTTCTCCCTTTGTTAAATTAGGCAAAGGGTGTATTTTTGCTCCGCTTGTTTTATTGGCCGGAGATTGTGTAATCGGTGATTACGTTTTTATGAATAGCAATGCGACTGTAGGGCATGATTCCGCCATTGGCAATTACACAACTCTTTTTCCAAACACTGAAGTTTGCGGCGATTGTAATATTGGGCAATCGTGCGTTTTTGGTATCGGGTCTTATGTGGTACCTAAGGTAAACTTGCCCAATAATACCAAAGTAGGTGCCGGTGCTGTAGTATGGGAAAGTGTTGATCAGTCTTGTTTACTCGTTGGCAATCCAGCTAACCCCCGAGTGTCTTCTAAAATTACTCCAACACAACTTTCATTGAATCTAGTCAGATACATATCTGACAATATGGAGGGAAGCACGTTTCATCATCATTATCATATTTTGTATGATATTGCTAATACTTTTAACAGCGATAAAACTTTGAAGTTTTTAGAAATTGGTGCGTATGCCGGTGCTTCGGCTTGTTTGATGCTACAAAGAAAAAATACATCAGTAACTTCCATTGACATCGGAAAACCAATACCGAAAAATGTGGTTATGAATAATGTTGCAAAGTTTAATATTCATGACAATGATTATAGATATATTCAAGGGAATTCTCATTTAGAATCCACCCACGAAAATTTAATCGGAAAATACGATATAATATTCATTGATGGTGATCATTCATTTATTGGAGTAATCAACGATTTTCAAATTTATTCTAAATATTTAAAAGACGGAGGATATATAGTATTTGATGACTATAATGATTCTGTACATTCTCCAGAGGTCAAACCGGCTGTAGATAGAATAGTAGAAATTCTTGATAAAAATGAATATCTTGTTATTGGTACTTTATCTAATACATTAGGTGCCCGAGGATTCTCAGATGGATCAACTGATGGAAATTGTTTTGTTATTAAAAAAGTTTAAATCAAAATGAAATTAGGTATAGGTATTGCAACCTTTCGCAGGGATGACGGACTAAGTGAATTTTTTCTATCTAGAGCATTGAATTGCGTTAGATATCAAACACATCAAGATTATAAGGTATTTTTAATTGGGGACAAATATGACAACGATGCAGAATTTCATCGTTTAGCAGACCTTATACCCGCGGATAAGATCTATCGGGAAAATCTTCCTATGGCAGTTGAACGAGAAAAATACACTTGGGAAATGAAGCAGTTATCTTGCAGTGGTGGTGTTAATGCATACAATCGTGCCATTGAAGTCGCTTTATCCCAAGGATACGATTATCTTTGTCATTTGGATCATGACGATTATTGGGCACCTGATCACCTTGAGGCAATCAACTGGGCTATAGAAAGTATGGGGTATCCAGCTGTGGTTCACACCTGTGCAAAGTTTGCCAATCATATATGGCCCGATGGAGTAACTCAAATACTACCAAACATACCGTTGACTGGTTTAATTTACGAAGGAAGACCGCAACCTTGTAATGTAGTACACTCTACGATTTGTATGAACCATCGGCAAATACCTTTGCGATATAGAGATGTTTACGCCGAAACTGGGCAAATTGTAGAAGCGGACATAGATATGTGGCTCCGTTTAGATCGCTTTTTAACCCAAAGTAGTTTAAAATCCTACGTTATAGCATTAAAGACCTGCTATAAGCTAAAAAGCCCGTGGTTGTATAAATACAATATTGGTAATGTGGTATAAATACAACAGTGGTTGACAGAAGAAATAAATATCTATACTATTAGGCCATAACATAATTTTTTAACAGGACAAGAAATGCAACTCAAATCGGTGATCAGTCATAAAGCCATGCAAGGACAGAGCTGTGTCGCAGCCACCTGGTCCTTTATTGGTCGCGACAATCCCGAAACATATGTATTGGGGGTCTGCAAAACCTAGACATAGAAACAAGTCTAAGTAGACACAGACCCCAGAGATGAAAGTCCTGGGGTTTTTTGTTTTTTAAGGATTATGAATACAGATACTATTGGTAATTTTTTAGCTACGAGTAAAGTCTATTTTGGATTGCCCATTTAGACTGCTCGAACGTGTGAATAGGGAACGCGATCCTGCCTGCACGTAAAACATGGGCTTAATGAGGGCGGACAGGAAGATGATAAGTCTGTGGCGATAACACAGATGTGTAAAAATCCTGGAGTGGGTATAACCCACTCAGAAAAGGTTAATTCCTTTTCTTATATAAATTCCTATTAGAATTATAGGGGTTATATTTTCTGCCTAAATACCAGCCATCTTTTATATGTTCATCTAATGCTGATATTTCTACATATATAGATTGTTTAAGATTGTCATTAGAAATCCACTTACGAGACTTTGCAGGATTTACATAATCTGGCTGTTGCCAGTGCATAGCTCCTTTTTCTATTTGTCTACGAGCTGAGTTACGCATTTTTTCACAGAACTTGTCTCGGTGATCTTTATCATTTTTTAATTTATAAGCGGCTATCGCAGCAGCTTCTTTTTGCTGACCGGGTCTGTGCCCTTGATTAGGAAGTGAATTTATATAAGAAAAGGAACCATATCCTCCGCAATTTAAGTTATATGTTTTTTGAGATTTAACAAAATCTTCATTAACTAATTCTTTTTCTCGATTAGATAATTCTTCATAAGAATTAAAATATTCTAAAATTTCTTTTGTAAAATTATTTTTACCGTGTTTGGATATTGCTTGTTTTAGAGCTCTACCAGACCCAAAGTAACCGTCATCTAAATTTTCAGTAGAATGAATTCCGATATAAATTTTATTGT